CATCCATAATGCCCATATCTATCTGCTCATCCGGCAGTTCCTGAAACATACGATGTATACCGTTTACCACCGCTTCATCCTGTATGTAGTCATTATCCAAATAGACCAGATTGGACTTCTCTGAAAATGTGAAAAGCACGGTGTTTAAGCAGGTATCAATGGATAATCTGCAATCGTCAATATCGAACTTCATCTTATATTTTGCAGTAGCCTCGGCAAAAATGTCAAACATAATCTGTTCCTTAAACGGCTTTCTGTCCTTAAACCACTGCACATCGTATCCGTATTTTTTCAGTTCAAATTCATTCAGTGCCGCCACTACCCTTTTTTTTTCTGTCAATATTATGTGCATATATTCTCCTCATTGTATGCGTAGAACTGAAAGTTTCTGCTACCATTAATCTATTGTAACATCTGCTGCAAACCAAGTTTGAACATCTCTGGCATGGTCTTCTTCAACATTATTAATCCAAGCTATTCCAAAAGTGAACTGTTCTTCTTTTGTCTCTGGTAATATCGCATACGACATTCCATCTTCCAAGTATCTTGCATCATAATCATATCTATCTGACAATCTTCTTCCATCTGGCAAAAATCCAGTTTCGCATTCTACACCAATTGACAATTTCCAATTATCTGCACTATAAAACGCTTGACATTCTAACATTTCACCGCTTTCTGGTTCTTTGTCTAAATATGAAATATTCTCAACAATACATTTAATTTCATGTTCTTTTCCGTCGGGAGTAAAATTCACATCAATGTGATATCTTCCAACTATATCTGGGCATAATCTCTCATTAGGCTGCTTTTTTACTGCGTTATATGAAATCTCGATATCATCAATTAGTATTTTGACTTTTCCAAAAGGGGTCTCTAAATATTCCACTTTATTCTCTCCATCAAATTCAATTTTTCGTTTTTCTACTTTTTCTCATATAAACTCATGTTTACTATGATTTCTTGGTACAATGCAGAATTTCTATTTAACTCTCCTTCATATGTATAACCGTTTGTATATCTAACCTGTGCCAACAGCTTATTACTCATTTTTGTTTCGGAAGTTGTCACACCTCTGGCTATTCCACCCGGAATTAAAGGAATGGAATCATTGTACCACGTAGAAGTGGTATAAACCTGTTGAACACCATCCGATAAAAATTTAATCGTATCTATTGTTGCTTTACCGGCCTTTAAGCAAAAATTGTCTGATGGATACATCTCACCCAACTTAATAAGAAAATCATCCCAAAGATACCAATCCTGCGCCAATCTTATTTCTTTTACAATAGGCAGCGTTCCGTTTCCTTTAAGAGAACCTCCACCCACAATTACTCTTACCATATCGGGTCCCACAAAAAAGGTAAATTTTGTCGGCATTAGCTTCAGAAAACGTTTACTTCTCCATTCGGCATGCAAGGTAGTGCCGTCAGCTTTATTAATCTTACCGTTTAATTCTCTGACAACATTCGTAATAACCAATTTTGTTTCTTCCACAGATTTAGGTGAGTAGAATGTAACCAACAATCCCATTTGCCAAGACCTCCAATGACTCTAAAATTCAGCCTTTCTATATCGTTCTAATTATACTCTCCTCTTCTGTAAAAGCCAATATTTTTTATCCACAAAATGAAAAGGCATTTTATCCACAAAATGAAAAGGCACCTGCCTAAACAGATGCCGTCTCGTTATTTCACTTCTTTTGCGATTTTTAAAATAAATTCTTCAATCGTAGGTTTTACCCCTACACCGAAGCGTTTATCCCATTCTGCTTTTGTATCCGGATTTTCGTATGCTGCATCTAATGCTTTCTGCATTTCCATACGCACCTCTGCAACACTCACACCGTTCTCCTTTGCAACCCGTTTCAGAATATTATTGATATCCATTTTACACGAATCCTCCGCCCCTTTTTATGATAGGCATTATAGCAAATATATCGTGAGTACACAACGTGAAATGTCAGAAAACATTAAAATTTGTCAAAATCTTCCTGTGTTGCCAGCGTAGCGTAGTTGCAGTCATCATTCATATGCTCCACAAAAATATCGTTAACCATCCCTACGGTCAATAAATCCAAATCCCGTAGGGACAGTCCGATTTGCAGACACCGAAGCAGAAAAAGCGGTGTTGTCATTACCCTTTCAGTTGGTCGAATTTTTTTTTAGCTTCCGCATCCGTTTTCACATTCAGTCCCCACAATTCAATCAGCTGTGGCAGAATCTGATAGATGGAAAACGTGTTAAATTCATCCAACCACTCTTCCGGTGTGTTCGGAATGGTAGGGTCTGCGTGCTTTGCCATAACATAGGCAATGTTCTCAAACATCTCAAGGCTGACCAAATCAAGGTTGGATTTTCCTTCCTCATTCTCCCCCACATTCTTTTCCAAAGCGGCAAGGTCTCTGTAAATATCCCTGCCAAATTTCAAACGGTAAATACGAGGAATGGCAGCACTCGCTTTGAATGCTACCTCCTTCTCATCAATCGTGATATTTCTTGTCATTCCCATATGCTTAACCTACGCTTTCCTCTTCCTCCGTCTCTACGGGTTCATTGTTTTCAGTTACTTCACTGCCACCGGCCTCTTCCTCTCCGGTATTGGTTTCAGGCTCTGTTACTTCTTCCTCATTCTCTCCACCTTCTTCCTCGGTGGCTTCACTCGGCAGATACACGTCCTTATACCAGTTGCTGTAAACGCTGTCGGTGGTGCTGTTTCCGGTCTTGGCTTTTACAAGACCGTTTGCAAGCGGTCTGGACTTAATGGTAAGAGTCTCTGTCTGTACTTCCTTGCCTTCCTCGTTGGTCTTACCGGAAATGGAAGGACGGGAAGCACTACAGTTATACATGACATGACGAATTTTACGGATGTCACCGTCAAATTCAAAAAGGAGTGCAAAACTGCCTGTCTGGGAATTGGAATTTTCCACAAGCACATGATTGGCATCGGCTGTTTCCAAAAGTACATCCTCTCTGAAAGATTCAGGAATAAGAGCCACCTCAAGGTCACCGTCATAACCCTGATTGTTATTGATAACATAATATTCCACGCCATCTGCATAGAAACTCTCCGGCTCTCCCTTCGGGTCTAAGCTGATGGATACCGCACCGGGAATGGGTACGGGTGTTGCAAAGGTAACCGTTCCATCCTCCGCTTTAGCAATCACTGCATAATGCACGTTGCAAATGTTATATTTTACTTTGTTCTTCTTGTTCATGGTTATACCTCCGTTTCATAAAGAACTTCATACATTTTTTCGCTACTGATCCACTCTTCCGACTTGATATAAAAAATGCCGTACCCATCAAGTACAGCCTCCACTTTTTCTTCCAAGTCGATATCCTTTTTATCCGTATACAGTTCAATCTGCAAACGGTCTTTTTTATAATATGCCACCCCATCCGCAGCAAAGTTATTTGCCCTCGGATATAGGTAAATGAGAAACGGTGGATTAACCGCTTCTCCTTCCGCAAAATGGTCATAGGCAAAAGGAAGTCCGATTTCCTTTAGCATCTGTGGTACTCCTGCCTTTGTCATCCCTTAAGACTCCTTTCCACCTTCTCAATTAACTGTTTCTCCGCATTTGCTTCTGCCGGAGCAATATGCACCTTGGCAGCAACCCTACCGCCACCCCGTTTGGCATGACCTTTTTCCAAAAGGTGTGTGAGGCGGTATCGCTTCTCGGAATGCACCACTACTGTTTTGGAAGTGGCAGTTTCCTTGGATTTGGTTACTTTCCAACTCTTACGGTAAGCACCCGTATCCACCGGAGCATTCTCCTGTATCTCCTTTTTTACATTCTCCCCGACTTCCTCCACTATCTGCTTTACCTCTTCTGCGGTAAAATTGCAGTATTCTTCCAACTCCCTTTTTACCGCAGTCGATAAATCATCCACAGACACGGTCTGATTACTGCTCATGGTTACCTCCTCTCCCGCTGCGTGTGCATTTTCAGACTTTTCTTCTTAAAGCCCATATCACTGACGGAGCGGATATTATAAATTCTGTCCTGATACACGATGCGGAATTTGTCCGGGACAACACCTGCCACTTCCGAGCAATACCGAATGGTAAAATCCACCCGTTCATTTACAACCGTCTGCCCGGCAACTTCCTCCTCACCGCTTTCCTTCTCCACCGCAGTGGCATAACAGGAAAAATAATCTGTCCACGCATTGGTATGGTTACCGATGCTGTCTGTTACCACTTCATTTTTCTGAAATGTGATTCGGATACGCAACCCGGAAATATTCATCAGAACACCTCCCTGCGAACACCGAACATGAGACTTCGCAATGTCAGTAACAACTCCGCATGGTCTGCTTCTTCCCTGTGTTCATATAAATAGGCTATGGCATACAACTCGGCTATTTTTGTCACGCTTTCCTGTTCCATAAGATAATCCTTGGACTGTCTGCTGACATCCGCAGCCATCTGCTCTGCCGTCTGAATCAGTGTTTGGATGAACCCGTCATCATCTGACGAGTCCACCCTCAAATAATTCTTAGCCTCCGTTAATGTTACTGACATCGGCTATCCCTCCTATGAAGTAGTCTTTGCCTTAATATCAAGGGTCTTGACTGCTTCGGAAAGAATCAGCTTACCATCCACACGCTCGGATGCGAGGAAGCCGACCTGACCTGTGGTTGCATAAAGTTCATTCAATCTCTTGAAGGAACGACCCTGACGGTCTGCAATCCAATAGTAGCTGTAGTCACCAAAGGCCATGACACGATTTCCGGCAGCAAGTTCAGGAACATAGATGGATGTTCTGTAAGGACGGTTAAGGATTCTGTCCGGCTCTCCTTCTTTTACGGAAGGCTGCCAGATATAATTGCCGTTACCATCCTTTAACTTTCTGATTGCCTTAACGGTCGAATCATTTAAAAGCCATGTTGCCTTGTTACGGTAAGGCGCACGTAAGCTGTAATACAAATCCATCACATCATCAAAGGTAATGGAGGTACTTGCTGCGGTAACACCTGTATCCGCACCGCCTGTGGTATGGAAAAGACCTGTAGGCTTTCCGCTACCGTCACCGATGAAGAATGCTTCCTCTTCCTTTGCACCGATTCTTCTACCGAATTCCTTGGAGATGTAGGCTTCGATATTGAATACGGAGTCATTTAAGAGTTCATCAGACACCTTAATCATGGTTGCCAGCTTATAAGCACCGATGGATGTCTGACCGAAGCTGTCATCGGATTCAGGGAACTGACCGCCCTCATCAATCCATGCTGCCTCGCCCTTGCTGGTAACAATAGGAATCTTACGGTCACCGCTGGCAGTACGGATAACGGTTGCAAGACCTCTGAAGAATACTTCATCTCCCAATGCCTCCACCAATTTTCTCTCGTATTCTTCCGGTACGAGATAACCGCCCTCGGAATCCGTACCAATAGAAAGAGCGTTCTGAACTTCATAAGACATCTTGTTTCTCATGCCGTTCCAGAACGCTCTCTTATATTCGTCACTCGCCCTTCCTGTTTTCTCTTTACCTTCCGGCTGTGCGGTAGGCTTATTCACAATAGGCTGTGAAGTAACCTTAGAAAGTTCCGCATCGATTATCGCCTGACGCTCCAATCTGTCGATTTCCTCTCCAAGCCTTACAACGTCTGCTTCCATTCTGTCATAGGTGGCAGCATCCTCCCCGGATACAAAACCATCCTCTGTTCTCTTGGCATCCAAAAATTTCTTAGCTGCCTCCCATGCTTTCGCACGCTTTTCCTTTAATTCCAAAATTTTACTCATAGTGAAAATCCTCCTTAATGTTTTAAGAGACTCAGTCTCTTGTCTAACTGATTAATGGGTATCATGTTATCCGGCTTACTTCCGATAACTTTGGATAAGAACGAATCGTGTACGGCTCGTCTGGAAAACATCACAGAATCTGCCTTTAATGACAGCTTCTTTTCCTCGTCTTCCTTGCCCTCTCCCTCGCCTTCATCCGGCTTGGTTTCGTCCTCCTTATCCTCATCCGTCTTTGCCTCACTATCCTCCGCAAAGAGGATTTTATCGGCAAATCCGAATTCTACGGCTTTCTTGGCATTAAACCAAGTTTCGTCATCCATCATCTTGGACAACTTGCTTCTCTTAAGACCCGTCTTATCCTCGTAGGCGTTTAAGATGCTTTCCTTCACTTCATTTAACATTCCGATTGCCTTTTCCATCTCCTTGGCATTGCCGATGGCAAGGGTAGCCGGATTATGAATCATCATCATTGCCACCGGAGACATCAGTACCGTATCTCCTGCCACTGCAATCACGGATGCTGCCGAAGCTGCCAGACCGTCAATCTTAACCGTGACACTGCCTTTGTAATCACGGAGCATATTGTAGATTTGTGCTGCTGCAAACACATCTCCACCGGGCGAGTTAATCCATACCGTGATGTCCCCTGTCCCGGAATTCAGTTCATCCTTAAATAACTTAGGTGTCACTTCATCCCCGTACCAAGTTTCATCTGAAATCTCGCCATTTAAAAAGAGGGTTCGACCCATGCCGCCCTCGTTCTTAACCCAATTCCAAAACTTCCGTTTCATCGTTTACCTCGCTTCCTGTTTTCCTGCTTTGGCTGTTCCTGCGTTTCCGGCTCCTTATCCGCAAAGACTCCGGCATCCGACAACTTGCACATTGCGCCGTTAATCAGATAAAGGTTACCGCCCTCTTCATCAGAAATCGGATTCATATTCTCCATCTCCCTGATATCGTTGGTGGAAAACCAACCGTTCTGTCTGCCGATGGCATATCCGTTCATACGGGACTCATAATCCCCTCGGAGCAGTCCGTCCACATTAAACTTAATAAAATATTTCCCTTTCTCTCCCGGCAAAAGGAGTGCTTTCTGGAGTGCCTGTTCCCACCGGATAACCCAAGGGTCCAGTGTGTATTTCACAAACTCCAATGACTGCTGTTCTATATTACTGAAACTGCTCTTTTCCAAATCCCCTACCATGTGTGGCGGTATTCGGTATAATCTTGCAATCTCATTAATCTGAAACTTCCTTGTTTCCAAGAACTGTGCTTCTTCCGGTGGTATTCCTATCTGGTGGTACTTCATTCCTTCCTCAAGCACCGCCACCTTGTGGGCATTGGTAACTCCCCTGTACACCGAATTCCAAGACTCCCTTACCTTTGACGGGTCTTTTAAGACACCGGGATGTTCAAGCACACCACCGGGATTTGCACCGTTGGCAAAGAAGCTGGCACCGTACTCTTCACAGGCAAGTGTCATTCCCACTGCGTTTTTTGCCATTGCAATGGGGGAATATCCGATAAGACCGTCAAAACCAAGTCCCGGAATGTGAAGCACCTCATCACTGCGGAGCTTAATATCTCCCATTGTTTTGAAGTTGGGATTTTCGTCACTCTGCCTTGAATAAGTGTACACAAGATTGCCCTTGGCATCCCTGTCCACGTCCATCATGTTTGGAAGCAGGGGATACAAACCGACCACTCTTCCTGCTCCGTCCCTGACTACCTGTGCATACGCATTTCCCCAAATTAAAAGATGACTCATCAGTGTTTCCCTAAACACAAATGAAGTCATCTCCGGGTTCGGCTCATCATGGAGCAGTGAATATAACGGATGGTCATGCACAAGTTCCTTACCGCCATCGTCTTTGTAGGCATACACATGAAGTGGCAGGGATGCCAATGTCTCTGCCAAGATTCTCACGCAGGAATAAACTGCCGTAGTCTGCATGGCAGTACGCTCATTCACGGGCTTACCGCTTGTGGTTCGGCCAAACATAAAAGAATAACCGCTCCCTACCGTATTTACGGGTTTATCCCTCGCCTGTTTCAGACCTAAAAAATCTCTGATTCCCATCGCTATCCCTCCAATGCCTGATTGATTGCTTCCCGTATCAGAAGGAAGCCTAATATACTAAGAGTCAACATCCTGTACCTCCCTAAAAAACAAGTATGCCTCTGTCATCGTAAACGCTGCCCTCATTTCCCTGATTTCGGATGGCTCTGTCCAGTGCCATTACCGTTGCTACGGCAGCATCGATTTTCTCCGTAGATTTTTCCTTATCCATCTTAATGTTCCCTGCCGGGTCCTGTCTGACAAATACGTTATCCATCATCCAACGAAGCACCTTATGACCGCCATGTGCAATACGCTCCTCAAGGGTAAGTTTCATAAGTTCCTTTGTCGGTGGACTCATATCCTTATACCCCTGTCCGAAAGGCACTACCGTAAATCCCATACCTTCCAAGTCCTGCACCATCTGCGTTGCACCCCAACGGTCAAATGCGATTTCTTTGATATGGTATTTCTCCCCCAGTTCCTCGATGAACTTTTCTATGAAACCGTAATGGATCACATTACCCTCCGTAGTTTCCAGACAACCTTCTGCCGCCCATACGTCATAGGGAACATGGTCACGTCTGACACGCAGTCGCATATTTTCCTCCGGTATCCAGCAATACGGAAGTATTATATATTTTTCCGTATCATTCCTCGGTGGGAACACAAGCACAAAGGCTGTAATGTCCGATGTACTTGATAGGTCAAGTCCGCCATAGCAGTCCCTGCCGATAAGCTCCTCTTCATCAACGGGGAATGCACACGCATCCCATTTATCCATCTGCATCCAACGGGTGGACTGCTTTACCCATTGATTCAGACGAAGCTGACGGAAGATATTTTCCTCTGCAGCATTCTCCCTTGCACTGATATAGGCATTTCTTACCTTTTCAATATCAATGGTTTCTCCAAGGGATGGATTTGCTTTGTACCAAGTGGCTTCACTGGTCCAGTCATCCTCATCGGAAGCACCGTAAATAACCGGATAAAAAGTAGGGTCTATTTTTCTCCCCTCCAAAATATCCACTGCCTTCTGATGCTGTTCAAAACAGATGGAATTTCTGTCATTCCCGGCTGTGGTAATGAGAAAATACAGAGGCTGTGTTCTCGCATCACCGGAGCCTTTTGTCATAACATCGAAAAGTTCACGGTTGGGCTGAGCGTGCAATTCATCAAAGATAACCGCATGGACATTTAATCCGTGCTTTGTATATGCTTCTGCCGATAACACCTGATAGAAACTGTTGGTCGGCTTATACACAAGACGCTTCACGGACATGACTGGCTTAATCCTTTTCTTCAGTGCCGGACATTGGTCTACCATATCCACCGCAACATCAAATACGATGGAGGCCTGTTGGCGGTCAGAAGCACAGCCATACACTTCTGCTCCCCATTCCCCGTCACCGCAGGTCATATATAAGGCAATGGCAGCCGCCAGTTCGGACTTGCCGTTTTTCTTCGGAATCTCACAGTAGCAGGTGTTGTACTGACGGTATCCGTTTTCCTTAACCGTTCCAAAAAGGGTGCGGATAATTTCATCCTGCCAGTTAAGCAGTTGAAACGGAACTCCACGCCATTTGCCCTTGGTGTGCTTCAGACAGTTGATAAAATTAACCGCATGGTCTGCCTTTGTCACATCAAACATTATTTTCCTCCTCCCTTAAGAAGCAGAAGTTCCATTTCATCGCTCTCCTTATCCTCTCCCGTGTCAGATACAATTCTGCTTCTGGC